GAAGAATTGCTTCTAAACATTTTTGATAGTTTTCTGCCGACATATTTATATCTCCTGCATAAAAATAGGGGGTTTTACCCCCCTATTTAGTATTTTATTTAATATCAATCAGTCGAGGCTTCTTAGCATCAGGAATGATTCGCTCAAGTTGAATCGTGAGCATACCATTTGCGAGTTCGGCGTTCTTCACAATGATATCATCGGCAAGAGTAAACTTGCGATCAAACTTCTTCATTGAGATGCCACGATGAATCATTTCACCAGTGTCATCTAATTTATCATATGTGGAGCGAACAGTGACTTCACCCTGTTTATATTCTACTTCAACATCTTCTTTAGTAAGACCTGCAACAGCCATTTCAATGAAGAAATCTGTCTCATTCTCTTTACGGATATTGTATGGTGGAAAGCCAGTCGATTGCTTCTGGTGTTCAGCGTATCTCTGTAGATTGTTGAACATGCGGTCGAAGCCGACGGCATAAGGGGTGAGTCGATTCATATCGAATTGTGTTAAATGTGTCATGCTAATCTCCTATTAAGCAAGATTGTGGTTGTGTAAGCCCATTATGGCGCTTACCTAGTATATAATGATTGTTACACTATATTTCAAGAGTTCTCAGCAATCATTTTTGCCCGGGCATCAAGATATGTTGAGAACAAAACTTCGTATAGATTTGGTTCAGAATAGTTAGGCCCTTTCAGCACCTTACCATCTTCACGATAGATAGGCTTACCGTCTTCACCAAGTTTACTCATATTACTTCGCTGTACCTCAGCGAAACATGCATCAAGGTTCATACCATAAGCATGTCCCGCACCGTAGGTAACATACAGAATATCAGTGAGAGCATCAGCAATCGCTATAATATTCTTTTCTTCAACAGCCTCTTTCAATTCATTCAATTCTTCCTCAATCAATTCAATTCTTAATTGTTGAGTGGCTTCGTCTGGATGATCTGGTTCTGCTTTTACTTCTTGTCCAAACGCTGTCATAAAATCTTCTACATGATCAAAATTAGTTTTCATTATTTACTTTTTCTTTCCAATGTTATACTTTGCTGTGAGTATCCAGTCGTTCTTTTCTTTATGAGGTAGCACTTTGATTTGAGATAATGGTGCTACTGGATCAGCGGACTTGGTAGCATCTACCAATCCTATCAATCCCCATTCTGCAAGTAGGTTCGCAATCGTATTACGCCTTGCGATATCATCTTCACTAAAGTTGCTTGGCTTGCCATCAAGGGCAAACAACTCTTTGAAATGTACGATATAATATTTACCACGCTTATGTAGAATATGGCATGATTGATAAATTGTTTTGTCTTTTCGTGAGGCAACACCAATTCTGGTTAGTGTCTCTCTGATCTTTAAAAAGTCATCATCTTCTTTTAGGGTAACTTCAATGAGTTTATCAATTTCAACCGTCATGTTTCCTTCCGCCCTTTTCTAGTGTTTTTCTTATTATGTCTAGTTGTTCGGAAGTTAAAATTGAAAGAGTTTGTAGTGCCTTAGCATCGTTGTAACCATAATATTCTTTCACGATGGACAAGTCCTGATCATTCTCTTTTTTCACCCACTTCGCAAACCGTTTCTTGGGTCTCACTGTATTTAGTAAATACTCAAACTGTGTCAGTGCTTCTGCCTCATGTCTTATATTCATTTCATTAGCAACACCGATAGTGTCAAGATGGTATGAAAGGGCACGGTTTGTCATAAAAGGTGAATAGGACTTCTCAGCGAGAGCATCATTTTCTGAGCCTCGCATGAGATTCTTTTTGGTTGTATTAATAGCATTCACGAAATCAAACGGGTTCATTTCCACTCGACCTCAACCATAAGTTCAGTCAGAAATGCCATGAAGTTGATCTCTTGATCAGCAACAAAAGCAGACTTATACTGATAGTCAGCCATTGTTACTACGACTTGTGGAACGCTTTGAGGGGCAACAAAGTCATTCATTGTGTCATAGATTTTACGAAACAATGGTGTGACTTCACCATCGACATTCTGGGCTACCCATTTACGGACCACGCTAAACTCTTTGTTTTTCAGAGCATCAATTAAAACACTCATATTTGAATCAGTGAATGTGGCTAAAATACCAGTGTCGATAGTACCAGTCGCAGAGTATCTTTGCAGTTCGTTCAGTACTCTACGATTATCTGGGAAGTGCTTTTTGATTACCTCAGCGACTACTTTTGGCTCATACTGAATATTCTCATTATCAAGAATACCTTTAACTCGCACGAAAAACTCTTTAGCCATTTGAGGTTTATCGCCATTGCTAATCTTAAACTCGACCACAGAACAGCGACTATGAAGTGGCTGAATGATCTTGTTTACAAAGTTACAGGTCAGAATGAAGCCACAGTTACGGCTGTATTCTTCCATGAAATTACGCAAGGCTGGTTGAACGGAGTTAGCATTAAGATAATCTGCTTCATCAAGGATGACATACTTTCTGCCACCAGCAAGTGATACAGATGATGCAAAGTTTCTCAGTTCATTTCTTAGAACGTCAATCGAACGGCCCTCGTCTGAGCCGTTGATCACAATATAATCACATCCCAACTCCTCTAACATTGCTTTGGCTATTGTAGTTTTACCCACACCAGCACTACCAGTTAGAAGGAGATTTGGGATGTTCTTATTATCAACAAATTGTTGAAAGGTTTCTTTTAGGGAGTTAGGTAGAATAGTATCGCCCACAGTTTTAGGACGGTACTTTTCTACCCACAAAAAATCATCACGCATAGTTCACCATAATATAAAAGTTCATAATACTGAATCTAACACAATAGATACAGTTTGTCAAGGTTATTGTTTAGTTTCGATTTCTGTTTCGATTTCTGTTTCTTCAGAAGCAGACTCTTCAATAGCCTGCACAACTTTATCCCTAAGAGAAGCAACTTGACCAATTTCATTACCTTGCCATGCTCCTCTACTTACACTAACATCAATTAATTGTAAGATGCCTTTAATTTCGTTATGACCTAGACTCATTTGTAATCTCCTTCTTCCCAGTCATTTTCTGTATTTTTCTTTGTTGATTTCTTAGTGACTGGCTTCGCCTTCTCTTCTACAGCGGGAACAGTTGCCATAGCCATTTCTGCTTGGGCTTGAGCGGCGGCGATTGCTTGTTGTTGTGCCATTTGCTCAACCTCTTCAATGTCACGGCGTTTCAATTCTTGAAGTGCAGTGCGAATATTGCCCACGCCTTGTAGTTCTTTGCCTCTGAATGCACCTCGTTCGGCGCATGTATCAATGATATGAACTACACTATCAATGATATCATTATGGACTTCTGCCATTCTATTCGTACTCCGAGTTAGTTTCTGTTGCTACCCAGTATTCGATATGACCAGAGATATTCTTAAAATGCGAGATACCCGCTTTAGAAATCTTTACATCATAATCGCCACTGATGAATTTTAGATTTTCTGTTTTGAATACCATATTAAAGATATCACCATTGCTCTCACCAACATCACGGCTATATTCATTTGATGTAGGATTCTTCATGTCAGTAGCAACAAGTGAAATGCCAAGCGCACCACCACGAACCACTACTTCAGGAAGACCAAGTTGATTTGCCGCAGACACAACTGCTTTCAGATCATCAGCCGTTACAGAGAATTGAATCTCTGGATCAGGCATATCAAGATTCTTTTCAGGCGGTGAAGTGACCATTGAAGGATCAGTATATGTATAACGTGAGTGTGATTTGTTCTTTTCATCACGGATTGTTACGTCTGCTTCACCAAATGCAAAGTCAGCGTTCTCAAACAGACTTGCTAAACCTAGAAACTGATTCAGTTCATAGATCGCAAAGTCTACTGGAAACGAATCTTCTACCACCGCTTGAGCAAGAATGTTCTTTTGCTCACTCACTGTGCGGATTGTATTACCCTGTTTAAAGGCTAGGGATGGATTTATGGTTGAAAAATTCTTCAACACATCCATTGTACCTTCACTTATTCTCATCATCATTTACCTCATTATTTTCAAGTGAATCAATATAAAGTGCCATAATAGCATAATGTACAACTTTTAGCAAGTCTTTTCTATTCTTACCTTCTTTCTTTCCGTATCTCTGACAATACTTAATAATATTGCCCATACAGAAACCTTCGCCATGTCCACTGTCAATAATAAACTCTGTGGACTGAAACTTATTGAAGGAGTAGTGGCCATCATAGGTTGCAGCCACATAGTCATAGACCTCTTTCAAAGTTTTATCTTCATCAAATTTAAATTTACTCATAACAACCTTTTCAATTTACTTCTTCATAGCGGCGATGGCATCAGGATCGGCAGTTGCCGCGGC